TATAGGGATTTTGCAACCATATTTGACTTATACCTGGTCTTACAGTTCCATACACATTCAACACACTTGACCAATACAACTGACTATCAGGATTAGCTGGTAAATCAATTTGTTTATTGTCAGGGTTGAACGGTTGATCTGCTCTTATGATTTGTAATGTATTGCCTATGAATAATATTTTGTATCCATATGGTGTAATTTTTTCACGTGTACCTAATAATAATTGATCATCCTGCATATCTGTAAGTGCATTTCCCTTAAATATACTTGCAATGATTTTGTGAATAATACCAAGTTTTTTGATTTTACTTGGGCTACTAATCCATATAGGCATATAGAATTTCCATGACATGACATCAATGGGATTAGCACTGCCAGTTGGTATACTGCGACTACTAAATGTTAATCCATCTTGATACACTACACTTAAACTTGTCCAATCAATAAAATTATCAGTGCTTTGAATTTCCATACTAGGATTAAACAATACACCCAACTGCTCTAATAACTCTAACTTTTGATTGTAATTAGTTGTCCAAAAATCTACTGTTACTCTTAGCGTATACGGGACTGGCATAATACGTTCTACTGTAAACGCTTGTCCTTGTGTAGGCTGTGTTGTACCTGTTACAGGATCAAATGATCTTTGTCTTACATTTAGTTTGTCTAAAAAGTAAGGGTCTTGTGTACGTTGTTGATCGTATTCTACACCAGTGATATAGTAAGTAATCATAGGTGCACTTGGCAAACTACTTGGACTATTGTTTGCTTGTTGTGTTGCAACCATTCTACTAGTGTCACCATATTGAATAGGTACACGAACTACAATAGGATTACCTGCAGGATCAGTTCCCTTTGTAACATTCCAATCTGAAAAAATTCTAGCAAACTGAATTAAAAATCTGCGTATCTGCTGGTCGTAAAAATATTGTGCCATTGTTTGCCTTAATCTACATTAATCTTAAGTATGCTTGAAAGTGATTGTATCTCTGGTATAGTAGTACCATTCGTAAGAGTTGTAACATTACTATTATTAATGAATGAACCCAATTGAGTTTGATTTTGATTCAATCCACCTGTTACTCTATTATTAACACTTATCTTGATCCATAACGAACCATCCCAACGGAACATTACTTGGGGCAAGTAATCTAAACGCAAGAAATAATCACCAATAGTAGGATTAGATGGGAATGCAATGCCTGATTTGAAAGGTAATCCATTTGGTGCAGTACCGTCACCTACTAAATAACCATCTGTATAGCCATACCCACGTGGGGTTGTTCTAACAATGAATGTAAATCTTGGATCTTCATCAGCTCTAAAGTCCATGATATTAGTATCTACAATCAATGCTTGGTTGAATGATGATAAACTAGGATCTTGGTCTGCATCTGAGAATGTATTATCAGCAGTACCGTATGGTGCAGTAATTGTTGAAATTGCATGTGCAGCAATAACCAAATCACCCTCTACTTGTCCTGAATTAGTATCTGAGCGTTGAGGTGCTATTTCGGCAGCCTCTAAATTCATTCTTACTAAACTTTGCAACAACTCTCTTGATCCAATAGGCAGTCCTTGTATTCCTGCAAGTGCAGCAGGACCAATGACAATGAATGGACTAGGTCCTCTAAGTACAATAGTACCTCTTGTTGGAGTAGGTGCACCTTTAAACGTAACAATACTTGCAGGTAGTGCAGGCTTACCGGCATCATCAGTTGGTGCCAAATACAATTGACTTCTGTCGTAACCCAATTTAGGAACAATTCTAGCGGCTTCTGATATTAATGCATCATTAACTTTAATATTTTGATTGTAACGACCAATAATGTCTTTAAGACTATCAGCGGTATCTAGTGCCCAATATGGTGTGTTCACTACATATTGACCTGTTGCTGGATCAAGAATTGTACAAGGTGTTCCTACTGGTACATTTTGTTGTGCAACATAATTTGTATTACCATAACTAACAACATAGCCCGGTACATAAGTAGCAGTCTTGCTCCAATCTCCCAAATAATTATCTGTGCTTGCTGGTGTTTTAAGAATATTACTAAACTCCTGACTATCTACTAATGGTTCACACTTGATACGCCATAGATGTGGGTACCATGTTTGACTAAAACCTTCACTAGCAAAATTGCCATCAGTAACTTGATAGTATCTACGCAAGCTAACTGGTATCAATTCATTCAACGGGTGATAATCTGTTAGATGAGGTAATTCAAGTACATCACCGACCATTAACTTACGTCCAATAATATCAATCATTGTGTTATAATGTACAGTAATGAATATGATATCATTGTTTAAAAACAACCCAAATTGACTTAAATCAAAATCTAAATTTTGCACATTGTAATGACCACGTAAACGATAAATGTTATCATCATACTTACGGTCACGATTTTCTAGAAACAACAAGTCTTGTATTTTGGTAGGGTCTAGTGTAGTTTGCTGCGGAGTAGACAAACTAGCAGTAGGCCCATTATCCATTACACCCGAGTACTTGTGTATGAATAAATCAGTAGCCCCTACATTCAACATTTCCGATATGGTTTTATCGAAAAAACGATAGTCGTTGCTTTTGTCTGATCTATATAGTGAGAGTTTTGGCATTATTTAATCCAATTTATGTAGTATTTATCAAGGAATTTTGAACTATGAGATATCCAAAAATTTGACATTAAATAAAGATTGTGTTATAATTACACATTATCGTTAAACAGGAGTAGATATGGCGACAAGAAAACCCAAAAATACAGACGATCATTTGGTCAAAGCATTAGATCCTAGGGATGCCGATACAAAGTACATGGGTGATGAACCTTTTTTCGCACTACAGCCCGACACAGAAGGTAGAACTTTAGCATTAGTTAGAAGTTTTACATGGTACAATCGTTTCTACGGTAAGAAAGATGCTAAAGAATTATTGTGTCTTTATTTAGACCATCACAATCGCCCTGCTGAAGCCAAGTACATTAGAAAAGTACATGAAAACGAAATGCTAATGACATTGTGTTGGTTGGCTCGTATGAATATGCGTGGCTTAGAATTAACTGAGCAAGAGAACTTGACACTAGAAAATGAAATTACTAGATTGAGTAAACTTGTTCACAAACCAGAAGTCGTTGAAAAAGAAAAAGATATCAACAAGCCTACTATTCAAGACTACTTGCGTGAAAAAGCACGTGATGCCGCAGGTGAGTTAGAAGGCGCTTTTGATGAATTTTTTACTACAGGTAAAACTTCTACAAAAACAGTAGATATTGTTGCAAAGCTTAATGTCACCCCTCAACATATTCCTTTGATCGTTGATGTGTGGAAGAAAAAACAAATTGAATTTGAAACACTTAATGAGACCGATGACAAAGAACTCAAAGAGGCTTATGGTAATTTAGGTAAGATTCAGTTGCGTAACATTCTTAAGTACATTGAGCAAGTATTGGGTGACTTGAATAGTTATATTTCAATCAAGAAAGCAAGCAAAGCTCCTCGTAAAAAGAAAGCAATACCTGTTGAAAAGATTGTAAGTAAACTCAAGTACCTAAAAGAATTTAAAGATGTAACTACAAAGCTTGATTTGACAAGTGTGCATCCAACTAAGTTGCATGGTGCAAGTGAGGCATGGGTATATGATACTGCAAAGCGTAAGTTACATCATTATATTGCTGATGACTACTCTAAGACTTTTACAGTTAAAGGCAATACAATTTTAGGTTTTGATACTGCAACAAGTGAAATCAAGACACTCAGAAAACCCGGTGAACAACTTAAAGAGGTAATGGGAAGTAAGCCCGCGGCTCGCAAGTTTTTCAAAGACATTAAATCTACCCCTACAGTACCGACAGGTAGATTCAATGAAAATTTAATTATATTGAAAGCATTCTAATGACTGACATTGAAAAACGAATGCATGAGCTGATGGTTCCAATAGATAATTGTATTCAACTAACCGATGATGAAAATGAACTATTGATGTTAGCCTGTGCAATGATGCAAAGAACACGTGAAATTTTTGATGATACTATAGGTGAAAGAGGAAGAAAACAAATGTTTAAGGAAATGATATGAATATTGATTTAGAAAAATATAGCAAGTTTGTAGAGGCTGTTACTTCAAGAGAAAGCAACAATTATGATTATCTAGCACCTAGAATTAATGAGTTGCGCAATGGTGATCCCAATATCAATCCTAGTTTATTGTTAACTGCATGTCTAGGTATGGCAGCCGAAGCAGGTGAGTTTATTGAAATTCCTAAAAAGATTTTCTTTCAAGGAAAACCCCTAACTGACGAAAATATCTTTCATATGAAACGTGAGTTAGGTGATATCATGTGGTACTGGTTTAACGCATGCAGGGCACTTGATTTGGACCCTAATGAAGTCATTGCTGAGAATGTTAAGAAGTTAGAATCACGTTATCCCGGCGGCACATTTGATCCTTACTATAGCGAAAATCGTCAAGACGGTGATCTTTGACACTTGAGCATTCTCCAGATAAATACAATATCTGGAGAATCAAATGGCTTACGTTAAATTAGACGAACTAAAAGAACAATTATTCAAATCCCTAAGTTATCGTTTGGGTGCGGGAATTATTGATCTAGAATTAGACCCTGAACATTATGAGGCTGCATACAATTATGCAATCAAAGTTTATCGTCAACGTGCGCAAAATGCCAATATAGAGTCATACACATTGATGACATTGGAAGCAGGGGTAGATACATATACACTACCTAGTGAGTTTATCAATGTCAGACAGGTATTTCGTAGAACAATTGGTTTAGAAACAGGGCCAGCTAGTTCTAGTTTTGACCCCTTTAGTAGTGCTATTCTTAATACATACTTGCTTAATTATAACTATGCAGGTGGATTGGCAACATATGATTTTTATGCAGGATATATTGAATTAGCTGCACGTATGTTTGGTGGCTATGTAATTTATACGTTTAATCCTGTGACAAAACAAATTCGCTTGGTTCGTAACATTAAAGGTTCAGGGGAACAAATTTTGATATGGGCGGACACTCAAAGACCTGAAGCAGAATTGTTACAAGATCCGGGTGCAGGTGTGTGGATTGGTGACTTTACTTTGTCTACATTAAAGTTAACAATTGGTGAAGCACGTGAAAAGTTTGGTACCATTGTTGGCCCTGGTGGTGGAACAAGTTTGAATGGCACTGCATTGAAAGCAGAAGGTCTAGCACAACAAAATCAATTATTAGAAGATTTAAAACGTTATGTTGATTATAGTCAACCATTAACATGGGTTCAAGGTTAACCTAAACATTTACTTTTGTCATACTCCTGTAGTATAATATGCTATAGGAGTTTTATTTTATGATAGTTGGAGTAACTGGTTTAATAGGTTCCGGCAAAGACACAATTGCCAATTATCTTACTACATTTCACGGATTCAAAAAAGAAAGCTTTGCTAACAGTCTTAAAGATGCAGTAGCACATGTCTTTGGTTGGGATCGTGAAATGCTAGAGGGTACAACAAAATCTAGTCGTGAGTGGAGAGAACAAGTAGATCCTTGGTGGGCAGAAAGACTTGATATGCCCAATCTAACTCCTCGATGGATTCTACAGTACTGGGGCACTGAAGTCTGCCGTAAAGGGTTCCATGATGATATATGGATTGCATCATTGGAACATAAACTACTAAAAAGTACAGATAATGTTGTTATATCAGATTGTAGATTTGCCAATGAAGTAAAGGCAATCAAAAATGCAGGTGGCATTACGATTAGAGTAATGCGAGGATCTGACCCAGAATGGTATGATGCAGCAATTCAATATAACAAGGGACCTAATGGTAACTCATTGTGGGCATTAAGCAAAGCAAAATTAGAAAAACTTAAAATTCATGCAAGTGAATATAGTAGTGTTGGATTGTCTTACGATTATTACTTAGAGAATAATGGATCAATTGACGATTTGTATAAACAAGTCGAATCAATAGTCAACTTGTAAATCACCTCTACGCCAATTTACATCTTTTCTTTTTACAACCTCAACACAATTTAAACAGATAGAACGTAAGTTTGTAAATTCTACATTTTCTAAATTACCGTCGATATAGAATACTGTTATTTGAGTAGGATATAAACATTTGAAACCACATAAATCACATGTGGTTTTCTTTTTATAGCCTTTCTTTTCCCAATTCGCTATTTTTGCTTTAGTCTTTGTTTTCTTAGACCCACACTCATCACATATACTACGATAGTGTGTTACACCGTCACGTTTATAGTTAACGGCTCTATAGTTCTTGTTGCATTCTTTGCATATAGGTCTAATCATCAAGTATTTAGACTAAAATAAACCTTCGAAGGTTTAGATAACCAGCTTTTTTGTAGCATATATGCTAAATATAAGTATGATAAGGCGTTCAGCCTCATAATTATAACTTAAAAGGAAATGTAAAATGGCACTAAATTCACCAGGCGTACA